ACTAGTTCATTTTCCCAAGGAAATACATCTGGTTATATGGTATTTAAGAATTATTCAGGTGTTCCTAATATAATAGCAGACGGACAAAATGGAATAATCAAAACCACAAAGGCAGTTTCTATAGGCCCTGATTTCAATGCTGATAGAACAGACTTAACACCTGGTGGTATGACTACTTATCGTTATGATGCTGGAAGTGGACAGGCCTTTGCAATACATCAAAATTTCATTAATCCAGATGGTCATACTCAACTTAGTTTTTATGACTCTTTTGGAACATTACCTGCCTTAACTTTAAGTGGTATTTCTCAGAGCACCGGAGGACCTTTTACTTCTCACAAAGTAATAGATATGGCAAGAGGTCTTGCTTATTTCGAAAATAATTTTGCTGTAACAAATGGTATTAATAATGACAACGTAGGCGTAGTTAAAATAGCACATACTCATACATCAAGTACACTACTCGGAGCTGATTATCTACAAATTTCAAGTGATTTTCAAAATCAAGACTACACTAATTATGTCGCAGGAGCGAGTATACCAAATCTTATCAATCTTGTAAACAAAGAAAGAGGTTATAATTATTCTCATATGAATGTTGACGTAGGTGGTATAACTACATTTAGAGCCAATGAATTGGTAGATCAGTTTACAATATATAATACTTATCAAGGAGGTAATCCTCAATTTAATTACAACGGTACTATTATGCATGTAAGAAGTAGAAGTACAAATGCAGTAGCCCCATATAAGTATGATTTTGAAACAGGGGTTGATACAGTAAATTCAAGTGGTTATACATTTGTTAAATACTCTGGATTAACAACTTCACAATCTACAACGGTAAGTATTTCGGGAGGTGGTGGAGCAAATGCAGTGGCAATAGCATATGTTTCTTATGTAGGAATTGTAGAAAAAATAGTTGTTATATTTCAAGGTTCAGGTTATACCTCTAATCCTACTGTTACTATTTCTGGTTCTGGAAACGGAGCTACGGCAACAGCTACAGTATCAGGCGGAGCTGTAACAAATATAACTGTTATAAGCGGAGGATCTGGTTACGACCCAGGGGAACCAGACACTAAATGTCAAATAGATGGAGATGGAAGTATTAAATGTAGAGAATCTGTATCTGTATTAGGTACGACTTCTGGTTCTCTCACTTGGCCAACTACCGGTAATAATACATACAATTTAACTCTTGTTGCAGAAAAAACTCATAATGGCGGCGACAACCGAGGTGCATGGATATCTACCGAGTATTCAAACGACAGTGCCGGTTGTCCTTTATATCTTAAAGCTTTTGGTACAAATTTTACTCAAGGTGGTAATTTTCCTGCTAAGAATATGGTAAATGTTGTTGAAAATGAAATTATAACAAACGACAACTTGGACTACAGCGAGGTTCATTTTTGTCTTAGAAATAAGTCTACGGTCGATACTTTTCAAAATTTCTTATGGTTAAATAATAATACTCAATTAAAAGCAAATGACGGTTACTACATTACTTCCTTTAAACAAAATACGAGTGGAAATAGAAAGTTTGGTATAAGAAAAACAGGTGAGTTATATAATGATCCAAGTGTTTATAACAGTCCTCAGGTAGAATCACATATAATTCGTTATGACCCTAATAAATATACCGGACATTACACTTCAATGGCATTGGATGGTGCTTACTTAACTTTGGGTGATAATAGAAAACAAATTGTTAGAATAGGAACAGGAACACAAAGATATACGTCTAATGTCGACTCGATTAATTTAAATTCCAGTGTAAACCCTAATATAACGGGTACTATATTAGATGTTCAAACTATTTTCGGCGACAATGTTTTATGTAGATACATTGCTTCGGGTAATGCTAATTCTACTTTAGAAATAGGAAATACCTCGAATACAAAAAACGTTGTAATAGAAATGGGGCATGCTACAGCACAGTCTTCTATAAATTTAGGCGCCAAGGGTTGTATAACTTGTATTTCGGCTTCTAATTTTACTAGTGGTTCTACAGGACCTACTAATATCTGTAATGCTGATCACAATGGATACATTGGAACATATTCCGTTAATCCTCTTACTGGAACTGGTATTCGCGCAAACAGTGTAAATGCTAATTTTGTCACTGCGGTTGGTTTTGCAGCAACTGCCAAGTTATATACTGCTTCTATGCCTCCAGAATTGGGTTATGATAATCAAGAATACTTTCATCCAACATGCGTAGAGAGTCCGCAGGGATTAATAATATACCGCGGACAACTAGAATTACTTAATCAAACAACATGCACTTTATCTTTAGATACTGCAACTTCTCCTGCCGCAGATTGTAATGTAATAGTACCGCATACGATGCCAAATACTCACATAGAGGGTACCTTTCAATCGTTATTTAAGAATGTAACAGTTCATGTTACTAATGCAGGAATCAGAGATCCTGTACAGAGTGACACTTTAAATTATCAACCAGATTTTACACAGGTATTTGGAACTATAATTAAAGTAGGTGTTTATCCAAATGAAAATTCTATTTTACAGATAAATTGTCATAATAATCCTCCTACTGGTATGTGTGTAAATTATGTTATATATGCAGAAAGATCTGACCAGGGTTATAATAGTCTTGGTACATTTGGCAGTCCGGGACATGCAATTATTCAACCTTATACTAATCCATTTTTAGGCGGACCAGTTACAACTTATAACAGTGTTAGTACTAAACAACAATTTCAATATGCATTTGGTATAGATTTAGATAATCCTGCAAATTAATGTTGTCGGTTTAAAAATATAATGAATTATTATTTTAATTAATGACGTCTTCTCCTTATTTACTAGATCATGTCGAATTTCAAGAAAATGAAAATAACATTTGTATCTATCAAGACATACAGGTCAAAAAAATAAACAACGGAAATTATTGGTATAGTTCTATAAGAAAAGATTATCAAAGGGCTGTCATAGTCGAATGGCAAAACAAAGATATTACAACTGAACCTATTTGTACATTCATAAATACTATAGAAAAAAGAGTTTGTGACAAAATAATACCTATAATAAACAATTGGAAGATAGCTGCAAACGAAGGAATAACAAATGCTAATTTGTGTTCCTTTTGTTGTAATTTAAGAATGTCATCTGATCATTTATGCGAAATATGTAATAAAGATCTTAAATGGTTAGATACATTATGTATTAGAGGAAAAAAAAGAAATATATCAGAAATACTTGAGAATTTTGAATCGATGGAAATTTAACATTTATTTAAAGATACTTCCTATTTATTATAAAATGGCATTGGCTTTTACAGGAAATTCTATCGAAGATTTTCTTCCATCAGAAGAAGAAAATGACATTTATCGCGAGAAACTAAAGAGACATTCTGAACCTTCCTCTCCTTCTAAGAAGCTTCGTACATTTGATCATCGCTGGCATTGGGACAAATGGGATGAACTAGGAAGGAATATTACTGAATCAGAAAAGCGTCAAGCAAGGGTTCCTTGGGTAAAGGTTAAATACATTAATGGTAAACTTTATATTCCAGATGATAAGAAAGAAATTTTGCGTTCGTTGAATTTACTTTAAAAAAATAATAATTATTTAATAATATATTGATGGCGGGTAATAGCGAGTCTGATCTAGCTCTTTCGGAAGTTAAGATGGCGGGTCTTAAAAAGAAGGTTAATGCTGATTCATGGAATAACGAGTATGAAGACATTATTACTGAGTGGGGTGAGAAGGCGTCGGGTTTAAGATTTATGCATGGTAATTCGTCTGCGTATTGGAGAGGAGTTTCGAATAAATTAACTCTTTACTCTATTGTTGCTACCAGTGTTGCTTCGGCTGCAAGTTTAGTTGCGGGTAGTATCGATTCGACAGATGCAAAGGATGCTGTTTTATTCACTGCGGGTGGTATTGGTCTAGTTACTTCGTTCATTCAGAGTCTTAAGAAGTTTTACAACTGTGATGAAAAGGCGGCGGAGCATGGTTCAATTGCGAAGCAGTTTGCTACATATTACAGATATGTTTCGCTACAGATGGGTATGTCGCGGGAAGATCGTCGTCCATCGGATGAACTATTTGAATATGCTCTTAAAGAATATGAACGTCTTCAACAGGAGGCTCTACCCCTCAGAGGTTCGGATGTAGTTGCTTACAAGACTAAGTTTAAGAATGCTAACCAGGCGGTTCCTGATAACTGCAAGACTGACTACGCCATTAAGGTATACAATCGTTCGTCTTCTTACTTACCTCCTGATGAAATTGAAGTAGTTTCGCATCATAGCTAATTTTACAGAAAAAAATAATAGTTAATTTAAATTAATATATTCAATTTGAAAATGGACATTGATAATATTTGCAATGCAATGTCTAACGTCAAAGTCATTGATCATATTAATTTAAAACTTATAAATGACATCAATCTTATAATTAATGAAATAGTTAATACAAAAACTTTTGATGTAGATCTTTATGAAATATGCGTTTCATGCGGACATTCCTTAACGTGGGATCAAGAATATTTTATATACACAACTGATTTAAATTGGTTAAGAAATAAAGGTCAACAATACTTTGTAGAAACGCTGCATAGTAAGATGCCTATAAGTAACCACACTGAGCTATCAAAAGTCTACGACATTTATAACAAATTATATGAGCTTTTTTGTTTACAAATTATTGCTGAATAAACAAATATAGAAGAAAAAATTATACTTAGGTATAAGTCATGTCTATTAATCTAATTATGGGATGTATGTTTTCTGGTAAAACTTCAAAATTAATTAATGTTGCAAAAAATTGTAAACTTATATCTAAAAAAGTTCTATTAATTAATTTTTCCGGAGATACACGTTATTCTTCTTGTGAATTTATAACAACTCATGATAACGTGTCTATAGAATGTAAATCATGCAATGAAGATATACTAGATGTAGAAAATTTCAATGAATACAATGATTCTCAAGTAATTTGTATAAATGAAGGACAGTTCTTTAAAAATCTTGTTACATTCTGTAATAATGCTTGTTCTGTTGGAAAAGACATCTACATCTGTGGATTAGATGGTGATTATAGAATGAAACCTTTTGGAGAAATCATGGAACTTATACCTATGTGCGATAATGTAGAAAAACTTAAAGCTATTTGCATGGGTTGTAAGGACGGAACAACCGCAAGTTTTACTAAAAGAATAATTAGTTCTTCTAATTTGGTTGAAATAGGTTCGAGTGATATGTATATCCCAGTATGTAGAAAATGTTATACGACTTAAAGAAAATATATATATTACAATAATATGGAAGAAATTAATAAGTCCGAAAAAGCACTTTTGTATGAAATCAATAATAAACTTGATAAAATTATAAATTTAATTGAAAATATAAATTATTTATACGAAACGATTAAATTTCCTTTAAACTGGGTTTTTCAAAAAATAGATAGATCTCCCAGATCCGTAATTAATGATCAAGACTAAAATTTTACAAAAAAGTAATCTATTTAGATAAATAAATTATAATAGTTTGTATAATATAATGAATATCAAACAATTTCTTGTTATTAAAGCATGTGATAAGCTTCCTGAAGATATTCGTTATATTATTTGGAATAAAGTTAAAGAAGCAGCTGCTGACATGTTAAGGAATATTTATATCCTTAAAGTTAATGTAAATGTTGATATATTTACAAAATTAATGGAACTTGGAAATATACCACATAGTCCGCCCTGGGTGCTGCTGTCTTCAATTTTAAAAGAAAAAACAGAGGAAAGAATTAATAATTATATTAAATTTATTGAAAACAAGATAACATATAAATATATTCAAGAACCTGCTATTTGGATAGAATATCTAAGCCTGATTTCTTACTTTTATAACATATCTGTTAACAGTATTATTTCCAAAGTTAAAAATGGAAATATTATATACTCTGATACAGGAATAGCTTACTGGAACAATTTATAATTGAAAAAAAAAATATTTATAATTAATTAAATATCAAATGTCAGTAACAGTAATTTTGGGCGCTTTAGCAATATTAACAATGGTTATAATAGGAGTATATTTATATGTTTCTAACAATTCTGAAAAAAAAACCAATCCTATTTTAAATGTAGCAGAAGAATATGTCACTAAGGAAGAGCTTAATCAAATTGTTAACGTTCTATTAAACAGAATCGGTGTTAATGATTCTGAAATTGTTAACTTAAAATCTCAAATAAAAACTTCCAATATTCTTGATGGAATTCACGGTGAACAGCTTAAGTTTAACAACGCAAATGTTGGTAATATGACACACGCTTTTGTAACTAATAGATCTACTTCTAATTAAATCTAATTATTTGATAAATTAAAATAATTTTAAATAATAATTAGATAAATGATTTCTTATAATGAACATAAAAAAGAAGGAAAGACATTTGAAAAACCTCCAAAAATAACAGAGGCTGCAAAATCCACGCCAAAGCCCACTCCAGAGCCTGCTCCAGAGCCTGCTCCAAAACCCACTCCAGAGCCTGCTCCAGAGCCTGCTCCAAAGCCCACTCCAGAGCCTGCTCCAGAGCCTGCTCCCGAACCAGATGAAAACCAAGACTTAATTAATCAGCTACTCAGATGGATAAAAGTGCCTAAAAATATGATAATTGTTATGATTATAGTTCTTATTATAACATTATTTTTGTAAAATTAAAAAAATATTTACAAATATTAAATATGTCGAAATCAAATTCTAAACTCGTTTTTATATTATGTGCTATTTTAGTTTTATTTTTAGTAATATGTGCAGTGTCAAAAGAAGGTAAACAATTTGTTGAACGACTTACCGACGATAAAAATGATAACGGAATGTTTTATTCAGTTAAAAATTTAATACCGTCCGGTGTTCCGTGGAATTCTGGCAATCCAGCTGTTTGGAAATTAAATCAAGAATGGAAACTTAAGGTTCCAACTTTAAAACAATATCTCAAATAAATAAAATATTTACTTATTATAAAAAATGAAAAATAATAGTGTTGTATTGTATCTCATAGTTTTTGCTTTAATAGCCATAACATTAGGTTTATATTTTATTATGCACCGAGACTCAGAGAAAAAAAAATATTCAATTAGAGACGTCGTATTTAAAAGACCACATTATTTAACAAAAGCGGGCGAGGTTCTTTTGCCAATGTATGGTATAGATTATGATTACGATCGTTTTAATACTTATTTAGCAAATAGTAAATAAAATACAGAATTTTAATAACTTATTTAAAATCAATAATGAATAATAAATTTATTTTAAGAAATAATTTATTATATATTATAAAATGAAAGTTATAACTCGCAGCGGTAAAGAAGAAGATGTAAGATTTGATTTAATAACTGATAAAATCAAAGAACTTTCTAATTTCTCAGAAAAATGGGGCAAAAAACTTGATACAGACCCTGTTTTTATAGCGCAGAATGTATGTAGTTTAATCTATGATAATATAACTACAGTTGAACTTGATAATTTCTCTGCGAGTTTTTCTGCTACTCTTTTTAAAAAAAATCCAGATTATCTTATTCTGGCTAGTAGAATATCTATTAACAATCATCATAAAAATACCGGAGGAAATTTTGTAGAATCTATGAAAACCTTGAATGATAACGGCATCATTAGTGATGATTTTATTTCTATATTGGATAAAATTAAAGATTTTGTTAACGAGACTATAGACTACGAACGCGACTATCAACTTTCATATTTTGGATTTAAATCACTTGAAAAGTCTTATCTTCTAAGAAATACAGAAAAGATAATTGAAAGACCTCAGGATATTTTCATGCGCGTTGCAATTGCTATTCACGGGGAAAACACCGATATGGTCAAAAAGGTATATGATTCGATGTCTAATAAATTTTATACACATGCTACACCTACTCTTTTTAATTCCGGTACATGTTACCAACAACTTAGTTCTTGTTTTTTACTAGGTACTGAAGATTCTGTAGAAGGTCTCTATAAGACCGCTTCTGATATGGCTCAAATTTCAAAATGGGCAGGAGGTATAGGTGTTCACATTAGTAATGTTCGAGCTAAAGATTCTCATATAAATAAGACAGGTGGTAAAAGCAACGGAATCATGCCTCTTCTTAAAGTATATAATGACATCTCTCGTCATATTAATCAAAGTGGAAAGAGAAACGGATCTTTTGCTGTATATATTGAACCTTGGCATGCTGACATCTATGATTTTTTAGATGCAAAGAAGAACAACGGAGCAGAAGAAATGAGAGCCCGAGATCTATTTTATGCTCTTTGGATTCCTGATCTTTTTATGAAGCGTGTTAAAAACGACGAAATGTGGTCTCTATTTTGTCCAAATGAATGTCCTGGATTAACAGATACGCATTCGGAAAAATTTGATCAACTTTATAAACAGTACGAAGAATCTAATAAAGAAAGAGTAACCGTAAGAGCTAAAACTCTATGGGAAAAAATTATTAACACACAGATTGAAACAGGACTTCCATATATACTATACAAAGATTCTGTAAATAATAAATCTAATCAGAAACATTATGGTATTATTAAAAGCAGTAATTTATGTACAGAAATTGTTGAATATTCTGATTCAAAAGAAACTGCAGTATGTAATCTAGCTAGTCTATGTCTTCCAAGTTATATTTCAGACGGAAAGTTCAATTTTGATCTTCTTGGAGAAAAAACTCAAGAACTAGTTCATAATCTCAATAATATAATCGACATCAATGATTATCCTACGCCCGAGTCTAGAACATCTAATATGAAACATCGACCGATTGGAATTGGCGTACAAGGTCTTGCAGATGTTTTTATGATTCTAAAGATGGCGTATGACTCTCAAGAAGCTAGAGATCTTAATAGAGGCATATTTGAGTGTATATATTATAATTCTCTTTTAATGTCCAATAAAATGGCTAAAAAAGATGGTACTTATGAAACGTTCGATGGGTCTCCTACATCTCAAGGGCTACTGCAATTTGATCTTTGGAAAGTTAAACCTAAAATGTACTCTGAAGAAAATTGGCGATATCTAAAGGATGAGATAATTAAAACTGGGCTTAGAAACAGTCTGTTAGTTGCTCCAATGCCGACTGCTTCTACTGCTCAGATTATGGGTAATAATGAATCTTTTGAACCATACACTTCTAATTTATACACGCGGGCTGTGCTATCGGGTAATTATGTGATAGTTAATCAACATCTTATTAACGAACTAAGAGAGCGTAATTTATTCACACCTGAATTAATTGAACAAATTATGCTTAATAAAGGTTCTGTACAAAACGTGAATATACCAAAAGAACTTAAAAATATATATAAAACATCATGGGAACTTTCTCAAAAATGTATTATTAATATGGCTATCGACCGCGGCCCTTACATTTGTCAAAGTCAAAGTCTAAATCTATTCGTAAACCCTCCACAACCTCGTGTTATTCATTCTATTCATATGTATGGGTGGGAAAACGGGCTTAAAACAGGGTCTTATTACATCAGAACAAAATCTGTTTTAGAGAATCAGAATTTTTCAACAGAATTTTCAAAAGAAAGAGATAATAAAGAGTGTCTTATGTGCAGCGCATAATAGATAAATATCCTATAAATATAATCAACAGAAGTATTATTATATTATGAACAACGTTTGTATAAGTTTTCTTTTTAGATTCGATTATATAGTTATTTAAAAAGTCTGTCATCATTGGAGACTCTTTATTTAATTTTTTATTTACAACGTCATGAAATCTATAAGTCCACTTAATTAGTCGTTCTCTTGATATAAGAACATGGTCCCAATCTGTTTTAAGCATTTCAGCCTGAGAATCTTTAGAACAAGCATCACATGGTAAAATTTTAACAAAATTGTCATAAAATTTCTCATAAGCTTCCTTGTCTACCTTATTAGGAGATTCTGGATAACCAAACGCTGTTAAGTGAAATACTCTCCAAAAATGAGGACCCCAAATTTCTGGATTAATATTATTTTTGCCACTAAGTTTACTCATTTACAATAACAAAAAATAATTTTTTATCTTAAATTATAACTTAAAAAAATAAATTATATAAAAACACCATGGAAACCGTACCATTAGATGACACTTGGAGATTATATTTACATTATAAAGATTTAGGCCCGTGTTATAATAAAAATATGGAAAAATTAATGGACATCTCCGACATCGTTACATTTTGGCAAACAATTAATAATATACCTGCTACATATGATATATTTTCAGATGGAATTAATGTTAAAAAAATGAAGAGAAATAATGCTACACCATGTTCTTATTCTTTTTTTAGAACAAATACTATGCCATGTTGGGAAGATCCAAATAATTGCGATGGTTTTGAATTTTCTATTAAGAATAATAGGGATTTCAATAGGTTTCAAGAAAATTGGATAAACAGTCTTGTTGAATTAATATCAGAATCTAATGCAGATTATAAATATATACAAGGAATAAGAGTCGTAGATTGTACAAAATATAATAGCGTTATGTATAGAATGGAATTTTGGATATCGGATGAAAGTGTTAAGGATTCTATAGAAAAACTTCTTAAGAATAATTTTAAAATTTATTCAAGATTAATGTATAAATCTCATAAAAATATTAAAGAAACCGTATAAAGAAATTAATAATTAAATAATAAATGGAAAACACGATTGAAAAAAGACTTGATGTTATAGAGAGTCGCTTAGATAAGATTTTGGGTATAGTAGAACTTCTAGATACTATAATCAAGGTAAATATTAATAAAGAAGACCCGCTTGAAGTTAAATCACCGAAGCTTAAACATAATGAACGTGATCTAGTTTATACTGTAAAAGAAGACTTTATTTATATATACGGAACTAAAACTTATGAATACAGAGATATAATCAAGTCTTCTTTTATAGGAGCTAATTGGTCAAAAGAAAAATTTGCTTGGGCATTTAAGATTTTTGATAATTACGAAGATAGTATTACAACTATTTTTCCAGATATAGTTAAGGATCAATAGTGAATACAGACATATTACGCTTTCCAGAACCAACTTCAAGGCCGTTTACTCGACGAATACGCGAATCTTTAAAACAATAATAGAAGAGGTCTTTCTTTCTCATACCAAGAGACTTTGACATGGTCTTAACAGAAAGCTTCTTGCCGGGATTATTATTAAGATGTACATAAACTGGGTTCATTTTAATAATAATTAATAGTGTATTTCTTTAATTTAATTTTAATAAAATATATTTGATAATAATTAAAGAATATATTATGGATTTTGGTAGGAAAGGAGATGCTAAGAAAGCTATGAAACTACATTGGAAAGAGGGAATTACTCTCAAGCAGGCTTGGAAGAAAGTTCAAGGTAAGAAGTCTTCTAAGAAACCCGTTTCGCCAAAAAAGCGGCGTGTCCAGGATATGGCTAAGAAAGCTATGAAACTACATTGGAAAGAGGGAATTACTCTCAAGCAGGCTTGGAAGAAAGTTCAAGGTAAGAAATCTTCCAAGAAGCTCGCGTCACCTAAAAAGCGACGTGCTCAGAACATGGCTAAGAAAGCTATGAAATTGAAGTGGAAGGAGGGAATTACTCTTAAACAGGCTTGGAAGAAGGTTAATAAGTTTGGCGACGCTGTATGCCAGCAGGGATTTGAAATAAATCCTAATTGGTCTGCAGGTAGAGGACAGCGTCCGTGTATTAAGTCGTGTGGATTTTTCCAGATGAGAGATTCGAAAGGTAGATGTAGAGATATGACAATGCCTAAACAAATTCCAATGGGCATGGAAATAAATCCGGAGACTGGTAGACTAAGAAAAATATGTATGCCGCCAAATGTAAGAAATCAGAAAGGTCGTTGTGTATCCCCTAAAATGCCGATGGTTCTTAAACCCGGATACGAAATAAATCCGGAGACTGGTAGACTAAGAAAAATATGTATGCCGCCAAATGTAAGAAATCAGAAAGGTCGTTGTGTATCCCCTAAAATGCCGATGGTTCTTAAACCCGGATACGA